GGTGCATTCCATGACGTAGGATATAGTTCCCAGAAAAAATTATCTACACCTACTCCGTATAATGCACCAGAGAATCTGCAAATTCCACCCGTTCTGACGCCATTTCCTTGAGGGCTTAAAGTACATATTTTTAGTTTCATATTAGTTTTTTATTTTGCAATTATCGAAATGCCATCTTTGCATAGCATTTCCTTTACCTTCTTTTCCACATTTTGGACATATTCTCAGAATAACGTTTGATTTTCCAGCTGCCGAATTAGTTAGATTATCTAATCTTTTCATTCTTGATACTGGATCTGCATTTTCCCAAAAACTCTTTGCTCCCTTTGAACCCATATCTCCAAATCTTAGCATAGTATTCTCTCTATAAATAGGATTATTCCAACGAGCATATGCGATTTTAACGGCTCTATTATGAATACCTACTTTACCTAAAGTATCATCGATTTTCTTCATCTTAGCTTGAATTTCTTCTTTTGTCATTTTAGCATACTGTTCTTTTTTCATTCTGCTTAATGTTTCAAAGTCAAAATTCCATTCTTCACCGCCTAGTGCAATATTATATCCAGTAAGCGGGTCTCTTACTTTTAGTTCTTCTATCCAGAAAATTTCTCTTAAAGACAATTCTTCTCTATTTTCACAATACTCTAGTATTTCTTTCTTGAAATTTTCAATGCCATATTTCTTTATAGCTAGCTTCAGCAATTTCCCTGAACCTAAATAATTAGGATTGTTGGCACAATCTTTACCCACATAGATCATTCCATTGATTAAATTTGTCGTCTTATAAATGACATACCTACTTTGCGGGTTTAAAGTACATATTTTCAAGCTCATTCTTTTCTTTATTTTTAGTTATCCTGGCCAAGGATAATGTTCTGTTACAATTTTAATCTTTCGATCATTTCCTTCTATTATAGATAAGTCTGTGATTGGTTTCATTGGAGGATGTTTATCCTCTATTTCAACATCATATCCTTTCGATTTAAGAAAGTCTGCTATTAGATAAGTCTCTTTACTTATAGTCATACCTAATCCACTAATTTTAATAGTTATACTATCCATTATGACATAGCTGTTAATCGTTTATAAATTTCTATTCCGTCTCTTACTACGTATTCTCCTCTGCGTAATGAAAGTGATAATGCACCACCGTTATCCCATTCAGTTATAGTATCTCCTATCTTTATGTCACCATAAGTCTCATACATAGAATATTTATGCAAATCCCATGCATCATTTACATCGTCAACATTCATACTAGTTACAGTATATGGATATTTAACTGTATCATTTTCTTTATTAACGACGATATCGAAATACATCAAATTACCGGTTGGTAATCCCATAGGTTCAACTACTACTAAATCTGTGCCTAAACAACTAGCATTTATTTTTATAGCATTCGGTAGGACTGGTAAACCAGATTTTAAACGTTCTTGATATTCTTTATGACGTTTTTTCTTTTCTTTTCTATGTTCAGCTAGAAGTTTCTTTATTGTTTCATATGGGATGTCTCTTTCATATACTCCATCTAAACCTTTGATTTCGATCATAGATGTCCAAGAGTTGTCATCATTTAATCTCCACCAAGAAATAACTTTTCCGCCTAATGATGTGGAATTTGTATGTCTAAATAGTGACCACGAAAAAGGATGTCGTTCAAAGATTATTTTTCTGTCGCCTTCGGGAAAATAATAATGTGACGCATCCATCACATGATGTTCTACTGGCAATGACCATAACAACTTTCCTGTTATCGGACATGTAAGAATAGTAGGCAAAGGTTTTTGTTCACCGAATATTCGGTTATGTATCTCATCTAGAGTCATCAGAATAAAGATATTGCTTGTTTTTCTTGATCAATAATTACTGTTTCATCATGTTTCTTAACACGTATAAGATCAGTATTTTTCAAATATAATTCTTCACTTATTTCTGGTCTAGATTCGCAATAAGTAGAAAATCTAAAATCAGATTCAGGAAGCTTAGCAAAAATTTCTTCTTTCTGCTTGCGAACCCACATTAGATAAGTTGCTGGGTTTTGCAGTTTCTCGAATATTTCGAATAATTCTTTTTCATTTTCGAAATAATACTCTGGATTGGAAAACATGATCATTTTTGAATCACATTTTTTATATACTGCAATAGGAGTTTTTGCTACTACTGCATCATATGCAGTCTTTCCGATGTATCTTGATTCTGATTGGCCTTTGCCTATAAAAATATATGCTAAGTTTTCATTCAAGAAATCGAAATATTCTTGGGAATCTCCTTTTATGAAGCCTTCTTCGATATTTATATTCGGCATTCCTTCTATCTTTTTCAGAATCTCAGTACCTTTACCGAATATTTTCATAGGAATTTTATACTTATTCTCCTTGAATAGTGTAGTGAATGCTTTTGCTCTCATTACATTTACCGTATCAAAGAAACCGATATAGCAGAATTGAAAATTCTTTGTGAGATTTCCTTTAGTATTCTGATACCATTTATCAAATCTATCGTAATTCTTACGTACTAAGAAAAAGATATCGTCAGATACGTATATTGCATTATCGATAAAGACTTGTTTTGGAGCCATTCTCATAGCTTCATCTTCTCTATCGTACATAGTTTCTGATACCCAATCACATGCTTCTTTTGAACCATTAGCAAACCAATAGACTTTAGTATAATCCCATTCATTCCATGAGACTAATTCTCTTGCTTTTGCTACATTGACAGGGTCTTTCATGAATGCAGATTCAGGCTTTCCCTGGAGACGTATTTCGCACATTCTTCTATAATCACGTACCTTTATTTCTGAGTCATTTATGCGGATGAATACAGGAATTTTCAATTCCGTTGTACATTTAGATACTATCTTGTACATTTTCGTAACATTATCGTTTAGATAACCACCGAAAAAGTTTGAGTGTCCTGGGTATGTTACAATAGCAGAAAATTTAGACAATACATCAAATTGTGTTTCATTGAACACTGGAATGATTTCATGTGGAAAATCGTATGATGTATTTTTTTCTTTTATGACTCTTTTTGTGATAGACGGATTAACCGTTAGAATAAAGAATTTGCAATCTTCTTTATTATAGTCATAAAGGTTAGCTAAAAATTTAACTTCAGATGCTATTGTTCCACCTCTAGTGGGGTCTGTAAAAATAAGAATACCGATATTTTTCATTTAATCATCATTATTTATGCACATTGAACGCGAACGGCGTTTTAAAAATTCTTCTAATGTTATCAATTCTTCGAACCATGAGTATTGATAGGTTTTTCTGTTCCATCCTATTGCCTCTAATACAATTCTGTCAGAATGTTCATGTTGCCATTCATCAGAAGTTTTGAGAACTGGATCTAGTGTGTTGTCCATTTATTATGTTTTTGATAAGATTATTAATATGTGAAGGATTTTGTTTATACGTTATGTACCATATAATTTGATTCAATTCTAAGAAGTGAAATTTGGAAAAAACAGATCGCCATTTCTTTTTGTATTTCCTCGGTACTCTATTATAGTTGAAATGCATATTCATAATTTGATTTATAGATAATAACACATTTTTGTTCATATAGAAATTTAAGCAATTTAACACTCGAATAGGGAGCTGTTTTAATTGCCCCCTAGTCAGAACTTATGCAGTCGAGTAATACAATAATTATCTAATGATTCTGAGTGGAAAGTATGTAATCTAGCTTAGTTAAGACTAGCGATCTCTTGGTTTGAGCTCTCTTGCTAATTTAAGCGCTCTAGAATACTCTGAATTAGTCGGAAACATTTTAGATAACATTTCAGTAGCGTTTATTATTCTTAAAATATTTTTAGAATCTTGTATTCCTCTTCCTACCATAGTGTAAGTCATACCGGATATAATTTCTTTAGCATCAAGATTAAATGAATCGATCTCTTTTAATTCATCTGCTGTAGGTAATCTGTATTTAGTCTCTGAAAAGAAATCTGGTTTTGTATTTTCTTTCAAAACTTTGTTAGGGGTGGAAGTGCTCGGTTCTCCTAAACTAGGAAAACAATCTCCTGATCCTTCTGTATTTGAAGTCGGTGGGGTAACATCTCCCATTCCAGGCATACTACCGACTTCTGCAAAATCTTCATTAAGCCATTCGTTAAATAATTTTATTCTCATGAGTAGTCTTTTTTAAATTGCTGGTGCACCGGCTGAAACTGTTGGTGCCGCAGTAGCAGGAGTACTAGTACTTACTTCTCTAGATATCTCATCAGCACTGATAGCATTTTGAATTACAGTTTCAGTTACAATAGGTCTACCGTCTTTAGATATGTTCTTATACATTCTCATAGTCAGTGGTTTCCCTTTTATAAATCCGATAGCATCTAATATAGCCATTACTCCTACTGTGTTCAATGCTTGATTATCTGTCAATCCGATAGATTTTAAAAATGTAGGGCTATCTGTTCCAGTGATCTGATATAAACCTGAACCGTCTGGCATATCTGCCAGTTTAGTAAATGACATTATCATTTTTATAGCTTCATTATCAGGTGATTGCAACTTAGCCATAATAGTAGTACCTAATGCTACGCTTTTAGATGGAACGTTTTCGGCTTTCGTACCCAATCTTGTTGCAGCAGAATCTATCTGCTTATTTAAAATTACTGGGTCTTTGAATAAATTCATTAACTTAGCCCACATATTTTTCAACATGTCAAATATTCCTTCATTTACTACATCTTCATTATAGCTTTCTACTATAAATTCAGAGTACGGTATTAAATTTTTCATTTATATTAGTGTTTTTTGATATTCTTTTCTTAGCATTTCATTATACCACAGATCAAAATTATTTCCGGCTTCAGAATATGCTAATTTTTTATACTTTAGCAATCTAAGGAAAAATAGAGATAACATAGAATCATTGAACGATAAAATATTTTCTGCATTTTCTTTTGAACGTTTTGCTATAGTGATAGCATCTTCGATAAGATAATCTGCTGCATTTTTTAATTTTGCTGGATCGATTTTACTAGCAAGTGGATTTGCAGTATCTTGAGTAGTAATATATGATTGAGCATTTTTTAAGAAAGTTTCGTTAATACCCTTTTTATGAGGATCAATTCCACCTTGACGATAAGATAATGTATTAGCTCTTCGTACTGCTTGATTAAATACAATCTTTCCATTTTCGTTCTTAGATGCAGTACCTACAGTCAATATCATATCTCTTGTCATCTTTGAAGCTATTTCTGATTTATCAATCAAGAATTCTCCTACTTTATCAAATATAGCAGTATCATCAGGTTTTGACTCAGGTTCTTCTGTATTTTCCGTATTAGATGATCCCTTTTCATATCCTGTTAATGCCAATTCTGCAATAGCATCAAGATAATAATTAGCAAAGTCTTCGGGCATAGTTTTTTCCATGTCAAGTACAACATCAGTGAACCCAATAGATTTTAAAATATCTCTTTTTGAAGCACCTTCGTCTAGTAGTCCCTGTATTTTGTCTCTTGTTTTCTCGAAATATGCAACATATTCTTCAGGTGTCTTAAAAGAAGTACGTACAATACCTGTATATTTTTCGATAAACTTTTCTTTATCTTCGAGACTGTATTTATTGTACATATCGAACGTAACTTTTCTTTTATCAGAAACGTAAGGTTCTTTTTTGTCAGGTTCCTCTTCTGTATTATCAGTTGGTTCTTCTCTTGAATCATCTTCGGAATCATCTTCAGATTCTGAAGATGACGTTTTAGTAGAAGAATTTTCTAAATAATCTTCAGCTGTTGTTATAGAAGAATCTGAACCATCAGCTATCATATCCTCAACATCAGATGCAATATCTATAAGATGTGATTCATCTACAGAAACTTTCAAATTAGATATTAAAGATAAAACTTTATCTCTACCTTCTTGAGTACGTTTAAGTAAGTACAGTTCTATGAATCCCCAATATCTATCATTAACAGTGATAAGTTCCGTTATGTCGTCGAATATCTTATCTTTCTGATCTTCTAAATCTTTAGCTGTAATAGTATTCAATTTAAGCCATCTAGAACCTTCGAAACAACGAATACTGTTCGTAATCATTACTCCTTTATCGTGTCTATTCTGTGTTCTATTTTCGAAATATTTTTTTTCACAATTATCGAACGATTTAGTAAGTTTTTTAATGTCATAAGACATAAAATTTTCTACTTTTCGTAATTGAAAAAACTTAGTGATAGCTACTGCCATTTTATCAGCTTGATCAGAAGTCATCCATTTTTCTGATTCTGCTATGTAATTTGACAATTCATCTACATTTTCTTTGAATGTGATAACATCATCAGAACTCATATCAGTATACATAGCATCTACTTTGCTATGTTGAGCAGCATATTTTTTAGTCATTGATGTTGCGTATGCAGATTTCATACCAAGTAGTCTAGTAGCATAATCTTTCTTAGCTTTTAGTCTGCTGTCGAGAATTAACTCATTTGCCAATTTCTGATAGACCTCTCCTTTTTCACCAAGAGATTTCATCTTAGATTCTATATCGTTAGATACTTTTTCTCTTCTATAGAATTCATCTAAAGCAGTATCTTTTTTTGCACCTTTATATGTTGAAGTGTATTCATTAATAAGCCATGCATAATATTCATTAGACAAGTCTTTTAATTTAGAAGCAGTAGGTGAAAAATGTCTTTTTACCCAATTACTTATCGAACTTAGAATACCCTCATTTAAGTTTTCATCTAGTTCATATCTAGTCTGCATATACTCATATACTCGTGCCTGTTCAGGTACTTTAATATTAGAAAGAGCTAATGAACGTACTTTTTTAAACTCGTTAAATTTCATAGTGAACATTGTTGTTTTATCATTCTTAGTGCAATATCGTCAGATTTAACTTTACTTACAATTGCAATAGTCTTAAGTAAAGTACGTAAATTCAATTCTACATCTGTTGTTTCTTCTGCAGCTTGTGTAAGTAGAAGCATAGATTTATCCTTTATAGCACCAGATACTTCTAGTCCTTTAGGAGTTTCTATTTCGGGTAATAAATCCCACATACGTGAAATCATGTCTTCTTTAGTTAATGCAATTTCTAACATGAATGCTCTACTTCGTATAGCAGCATCGATTTTCTTTCTTGGTACATTACTAATGAAGATTATCTTACCATTAAAATCAAACTTCTTTGGAATTTGATTCTTTTTATCAGTTTTTAAAGCAGCTCCTGCAGCATTCCAAGAAATTTCTCTTAGTACTGATGTATCTAATGCTCCTTTTAGTACATTTACTGCGGTAGGATCTTTAAATACACTATCACAGTCATCATATATTAGCATCTTACCATTATTCTCATACAGTGAAATATATAGTCCAGCAGCAGTTGTTTTACCAGTTATCTTGAAATAATCTTCATTACGTTTAAGACCATTAGCTTCCAATCTTTTCATGACTAAGAAAGATTTACCAACACCAGCTTGTCCAGTTAGTAATAAAGAATTCATTGCACCTTCAATTACCATGTCAATGTAAGTAGTCATGTCGTCGAATACTACATCTGGATCGCCATAATCATAATCTAAATCTTTTTGAGCATTATCAATGGATTTATCTGCGGCTTCTTTTGCCTCTTTAGAAGATACAATTTTTATTTCGTCAGAAGATTCTTGCAATGAAATTTTAGTTGGGTTCTTGTATATGTACATTATTTTTGGTAATGCTTTATCTACTGGAACACTGTTTAGATATAGAGTCAATGCGGGTTTTAAACCTTTGCCGTTCCAGATATCTATGCTATACAGATTTGTATCTACGAAATTTAATCTCATTGATCTTAGATCATCAGTAGTTATAAGATATCCAATCTGAGTAGGCTCACCATTTCTCGTAAATTTATCGAATTCAGGGAAGAAATAAGTTTCTTTTCCTGTCTCCTTTTCTATATAATCACGAAAAATAGAAGATACTTGTGTAGGATTGTTATTTGTTATACTTTCTAAAGTACTCCAACTTGAAAAATTCATAGTATTATGTTATATTGTGTGTTCTATATATCTCATGTACATCAAATATGACTATTGTAATAATTCATTAGCTAATTGAATAGTCATAGCTATTGACCATGCTAATGGAGTATTATCGTTAGGAGTCAAAGTTCCATTATAGTATAGTTCAGGTACTTCATAATCAGAGATATTTGACATTATAGTTTCGTACAGGCTTTTTGCTCTAGACTTATCTCCTAATTTACAGTAAATAATACCCAAGAAACAAAGTCCAAATACCCATTCAGCCTCTTTTCCGTTACTGTAATATTTATCTTTCTTATATCTGTATACACCATTTTCGCCCAGTAGGTATTTTTCAATATTAGATACAACTTTCATTTTCATTTTATCATCTAATATGTCACATGGATAGATTAGAAACAATTGAGCTAGATCATAACTTCTGCTAGGTGTTTCTCTTGGAAGAATAGAGTTTAATGCTAATATCGATGCATCTATCAATTGTTGATCGACTTCAACTATTCCACTTTTCTTGATAGCATTCAATCCTGCTATAACTACACCAATTGTGGATGCTCTAGGAGTTTCTCTGCCTTCTTCCCATGCTCCAGATTCAGCTATATTGTAGAACTGTATAGCGCTTAACATTTCTATGCATAACGATATGATTTTCTTATCATTATCATCTCTTATCATTTTAATTCCAGCTTCTGCTCCTTTTGCTATTCCCAGTAAAAAATATCCTATTTGATCAATTTGTACATGGTTCCATCCACTGTGAATTTCCGATAAGTCAAAATGTATACGTGGATTTGGAAATTCCCATTCATTATCAATAGTCTTCTTATCGATTAGTGAACTGAATTTCTTGTATCTATCTTCTATCTGTATATAGTAATCTAACCAAGTATGATAAGTTTGTCTGTATAACGCTTTATTGTTATCTAATTCTGGTAGTGAACAAAAGAAATTATCGCGTAACCAAGTGTATGCATAATCATCAGATGAAGAAGCACTGTAGAACCCATTTTTTAATCGCAATGAATGCAAAACTTCGAATAAGTTATCTATGTCTATTTGCAATAAGCTTCTGTATACCCTATCGTAATCATCACAATTTTTAAAGTTTCTTTTGTAGTTAACAGTATATCGCATTTTATTATCTTTTTTCTATATATTCATTTGAGGCTAAACCAAGAAAAGGGAAACAATTTCTTGTTTCCCTTTTTAAGTAACTATTATTCTATAGCTTAGATAATGCTAGTAGAACCCATTCTAAAGTGAATAGTATAGTATTGAGTCTGTGGTAATTGACCTGCTTCAACAAGAGCGAATCTTGATTTAACAGCAATTTTAGGACTCATTGAACCTTCAGCAATAGTTTGGATAGATTCAGCCATCATATAAGGCATAAATTTCAAACCTGGTTCTTCATCTGCACCTTTTCTTCCAACCAATACTCTGTTATCAGAGAATTTCATGTTAGGATCAACGTATAGAGTCATTCCAGCGATAGTACCAACTGGGTATAGTGAACCGTTGTTTTGGTTAATAGCATTAGTTAATGGTGCAGCAGTAAACTGTGCGTTATCCATGATAGCAGATGCTAATTGAAGGTTAGTAACTACGAAGTTAGCAGGACCTCTACGACCTCTTTGTGCTACAACATTACCAGCGGCAAGTATTTTAGACAAAATACGTCTTTGAATTGTGTACATGTTTTCGTTAGCGATACCACCAGTAGATGCGAAAGCTGAGAAAGCAGGAACTGCAATTGTAGAAGTAACACCATCTGGTCCAACATAAGCTACAGTAGTAGCAGTAGTTAAAGCAGGATCAAGAGTAGTATTTAAAGTAACACCTTCAGATGCAACCATTCCAGCGTTGTTTGACCAACCTAAAGCGAATGCTCTTGCTAAAATGTTTTTGTTAATAGCTTGAGAAAGTTCATTTACCAATGCATTTTCTACCATAGAGATAACATCGATACCGTACTGTTTGTTCAAATCTTGGATTTGTTCAGTAGTAACAGCTGCTGCTACTTGGAAAGTTTTAGCTTCAACGAATTTAGTATAAGCTCTAAGACCCATAGTGTTGAAGTAAGTGCTTTCACCTGTACCTCTTTGCATTCCACCAGTTAAATCTTCACCGTTAGTGAAAGGACCGAAGAAATCGTCTTGGTTATGATCGCCAGCACCAGAGAAACCTTGAATGTGATCTTCAAGAGCTTTAACTAGAGAAGGAGTAATTGTTCCTGTAGAAACAATTGAACCAGCTACAGTACCTGCGTAAAGTGAACCAGCTGATGCAGTAGCAATAGTTGGAGCATTTCCAGCGTCAGGGTTTAGAACTCTGAATAATGGTTGACCATCAATTCTTGAATATCCTACGAATTTCAAAGCAAGATTAGCTGCTGAAGTTCCAAGTGCATAATCAGCACCACTAGCAACACCTGCAGTGAAAGGATTAGCAGTAGAAAGTTTGATAACTGTTGGTTTGATGTTAGTATCAAGACCACCACCAGCGTATACATAATCAAGATAAGTAAGAACTCCGGTTGGACCACCCATAGGGATAACGTTTACGATATCAAAACCGATTGTTCTTGCAGCAACTTGAATTGCCAATGGAAGAAGTGATGGAAATTTATCGCCTGATCCTTCTGCACCATATACTCCGATACCAGAACCTGGAGTCGATACATTACCCATAAGACCGGCAATATTACCGCCTGGAGCAACTCCAATTTGTGAGTATGAACCATTGAAACTTTCGTTCAATGAGTGAAAGTGGCAATATTTAGACAACCAATTAAGTTTATAAGTGTCTGTCACTCCTGCTTTAGACTCGATAATAGGAGCCCAAGTTTCGAAGATTTGAGATTCATTAATGTGTAACATTTGTGAATGTATTTTTTGTTGTTTTTTTGCTGTTTTATTAGCGAGTGTATTTGCCTAAAAGAGTTTTCATGTGTTGTAAATATTCTTCAGAATATCCTAATGAAGGAGCTTTAAATCCTTCTACTTTTTCGCTTTCATTTAGGTTCTGTGAATTAGATGAAGTTGTCAAATTAGCAGATCTAGTTTCCCAGAAGTTTTTAATTTGATAATCTGTATCTAATTTGTAAGTTCTAGATTGTGCAACTAAAGTACGTTTTTGGTTTTCATCAAGTGATTCCCAAACTGTTTTGTATTTTAGCGGTGCTTCTTCTATCCATTTTTCTGAACGAGGATGTAATGCAGATTCCCACAACTGTAGAATTTCTTCTTCGGTTGTCAACGTTTTACCATTCAGCGCGGATGCTACTTTCTGTTTTTTAGCGTCATCTAAATTTCTGAATTCTTCACGTTTTGTTTCATTTAGCAAACTTACGAAACTATACATGATAGATTCGTCTGGAAGTCTTACATTTCCATGTTTCATTGATTCATTAAGGTCACCTATCTTCTGTTTTTTGACAGATTCCAAAATAGCATCAACTTTACCTGAGAGAGAAGAATAATCCATATCTGCTTCTGAAACTGTGGTTAAGTTAGTATTTGTATTTGTTGTATATATCTTTTCTGACTCAGTAATTGCGAATTCTGTGTAGTCTGCAACTGCTTGAGCTTGTTCACCAATATATTCAGTATATTTTATACCTTTTTCAAGGTTTTCAGCTAAATAATCTTGGTGTTCTATTGCGTTACTTAATTGTTCAGCTAAATACTCAGCATAATCAATTCCTTTGCTTGAATTTTCAGCAATATGTTCAGTGTAAGCAATACCTTGATCTAATTTCTTGGCAAGATAGTTTGAATATTTAATACCTGATTTAAGTTTTTCAGATATCATCTTGTTTTTCTTATCAATACTTTCACTTATTTGTTCAGCATATTTGATAACATTACCGGTTAGATCGCTATTCTGTCTAGTTTCTAAAATATTAGCATTTATACTTTCAGATAGCTTAAGATTTTCATTTTCCATGACTGTTGATACATATTCAGTATATGAAATATTCTTGTCAAGCAAAGTGGAAACACTTTCTAATTGAGCAGCTAAATATTCACTGTATTGAATATTATGATCAGAAACTCCGCTCATGTATTCCAAATACTTTTCTATTTTACTTACCGCTTTATTAAGAGTGCTAATCTGTTCGTTAACAGGATTCTCAACTTTTAGTGTATCAATATTCTCGTTTAGTTTTTCAATTTCTTTTTTTACTATTAGAGAATAATCATGTAATTCTTTTGGTGTTACGAAGTCCATGTTTTCGTTAGTTTTTTGTGTATTGTCGATTTCTTCTCCTAGAAGATAATTATTTAAGTCTTCACCAACTTCATACACAGAAATTAAATCACTATGGATTCCCAAACTTTCATTAATTCTGTTAAGAACAGCATTTTCGAAGCCTGGATCAGCTACAAGATCATATGTAAAAATCTTTTTAATTCTTACCTTCTTGTTACTTTCTACTAATCCTGCCGCTCTAGAAGAGATGCTGATTGGAACACCACCTTTAACTAATTCTTTTGCGATTCTTCCAGAAGGAGTATCAAGTAATCTTAGTCTACCTTTTATCTGTCGTGATTCCTTGATGTAATCAAGTTTTTCGATAACATGAGAAACTTTGGAGAGAGATATATCGAATTTTTCAGGATGATCAAGTTCTCCTAATAATCTTTTACCTTCTATTTTCTTGTTTAAATACTCCATGTGAGGAAGATATTCGCTTTCTTCATAAATTCTATCATTATTATTAACGATACCGAATTGAGCAAAAATACCTTCGAGGATCACATCGTCACCATCTGAACTTACGCTCAGATTATGAGAAGATTTCTCAAGTATCATCACAAATTTTTTCGTTGTGTCTTCCATTTCTTGTTTAAAGTTTTAAAGATTGTGAGTCTTTTTCTATATATTACTTATTCCAAAGTTTTTTCGTTAAAAATTAAATAATTATACTGTTTTATCAGTATTATCAGTTTTATTTTCATCGGTAGTTTTTTTCTCTCTTTGAATCTGGGTAATCATATATCCAGCGACTGCAAACTCTATACCTGACCAAATTGCTAAATCTGAAGATGTCATAGTATTGAGATTATGTATGAAAAAGGCTATCATTCCACTTTGTGCGACAGCAAAAGATACACCCGATTCGATTCTTTTCTTAGAAAAGAATGAACTTTCACCAGAATAAATCTTGATGAATTCTTTTATGCAATATCTTATGTTTTGCCAACCGAAAAAATACTTTTTCATGATACTATGTAAATTTTATTCAGCAGCTTCTGGAGCTTCTTCTTCCTCTTCTTCTGGTGCTTCTTCTGGAGCTTCTTCTGGAGCTTCTTCTTCCTCTTCTTCTTCATCTTCTATTTCAGAAGCTTTAATAGATTTGATAGAATCTGAACCATCACCATCCCATTCAAAAGTTCTTTTTCCTAAATCTTCTTCAGTTTCAGGGTCAACAACAATTTTAAAAGTATGACCTGCAGCGCCTACAGATTTGATACAATCCAATAGTTTTTTCAATGTTTTCGATGCATCTGTAGCTTCGACTTCATATTTTACTCCGTTAGATTTTTCTTTTTCTTCTCCACTTTCTTGTTCAAGGAGAAACTGTTTAAATGTCTTCATTTAATAGTTTTATTTTTGTTATATATAATTTTGCACAACTCAAAAGCCCCATCAAAGAGACTTTAAAAATTCATCATAACGTAAAATACGATGCTCAGCTATTACGCCAGGAGTAGATACATTATCATTTTCTATGTGAGGAAATTTAGTACTTTGTAAAAGACGTGAATAATCTACTCTGATCTTCTTACCGTTTTTAGTAGTCAATTCTATGAATAGAATACCATCACCAGCTTTATTTTTTACTATCTTAGAAACTGTGCCAGTTACTACTTTGTTATCGATATTGACATCAATTGTAGAATTAAGAGATAGACCCATCATCTTATCAGTACCTCTGGGTTGCTGAATAGAAGTATCATACGCTACTATACGTATTTTGAAAGCTGGATTATTATATCCCATAGAAACATGACCACCTGTACCAGTTTCTAATCCATTATATGCCATAAATCTTTTACTTTTTATGAACTATATATCTTTTTGACAAAAAAATTAGCACAAAAAAAAGGGAGATTCAATTTTCATGAATCTCCCTTTTAAAGTTTATAAAAGTCTATTTGCGTTTTTTCTTTGGCGGTATTCTAAAACCTTTTCGTTGAACACTAGTAGGAACCGGCATTTTGAAATACTTTTCATTATCAAGAATAGTCTTGACTTGATCGTTATCTAATGTATTCGGTAGTTGTACTCTCATTTGCCAGTAAGTTTTAGAAGCTTCCTCTCCTCTATTTGTATAAAAACAAGATAGTGAATGTAGCTCTAATGCTTGATATCTGTAAAATGAATCATCTATAAAAAGAATTCTATTTGGGTATGGATTCTTCATATTATACTTTAATCCGTATGAAGAATAGATATATGCTAGTTCCCAGTTTTTTATGCGTTGTAAATACAAGACTAATCCTTTGATCGCTTCACCTCTTAATGGATCGCATAACTGAGCATCATTGTAGTATGCAAGTATTTCATTTCCCGGCAAATCTAAAATATCTGCCAACTTGGCTATCATAAGTTTAGACATGAATATTTCTTCTTCGAATCCGCTTAAAATTAAAGCACGTTTTTTGTACCATTCTATAGATTCAGTGAAATTTCCAGCATCTCTATAAGACTGAGCAGTATAAAATATCCAACGCGGATCACTGTTCTCTTTTGTATACTCAGCAAGTATCTTAGCATGACCAGCATACTTTTCGGGTATATTATTCCATGAACTACCTTCAGCTTTAACTAATATATGAGCAAATGGAACAAGGCCACCCGGTTTTTCATTTTCTCTTTCTAAAACCTCGTGTATAGGACCGTTCCATTTATACCCAATATCACATTTCCAAATACTTTTTCTAGTGTATTCAATGTTACCATATTTGATATTTAGAGATATTGAATCATCATTTTCTCCCAATGATAAACTGGACTTCATATTAAATCCTTTATCTTCAAGGATCAATTCCTCATCGGCATCTATCCAAAATCCCCACTTACACTTTTTCTCTACTGCTTCTAGTGCTACATTTCTAGAAGTAGCAAAATCTTTCCATTCTATTTCTATAAGTTCACCAGTTATGCCCTTGTCGATAAAAAAGTCTTTAATAATATCTTGTGTACCGTCAGTAGAACCAGTGTCAACTATTACCCAATAATCAATATGTTTGTATACTGAGTTCAGGACTCGTTCAATAACATGATGTTCATTTTTGACAATCATACTAAGCCCTATTAAATATTCTTTGCCCATTCTAATCATTTTTAAATAATAGTAGATAGGCTAAAAAGTTCTGTGAACTATTGCTGTTCTGAATCTAAAACAAATTCATAATAACTAATAAACATGTATACATTTGAAAGCACTGTCAACAATGCAGAAATTCCCCACAAGAATCCAATTAAGTTACCACGTGTATTATTCATAACTCCTCATTTATCTACAGGTGGATGCCCTCAATATCTACTGAAGAAAATTCAACAATATAAGACAGAAATGGACATATTTGTCGTCGAATTTACATTCCTGAGTGATGTCTATACTGTACAAAGAGATGCTATACTTTCAATAATACCACCTGATCACTTCTATTCTCTAGGCAGTACTAAATCAGCATTACTCTATATCATAGATGAGATAAATCCAGACATAATTCATTTCGAAGAGTTATCAGAATCAATGGCAGAATTCTCTCTCTTAAGAAAAATATACTTAAAGGAAGATAGAAGATATTTCATCACGGAGAACACACATTCATCACATAGCAATCCAGATTCAAAGATATTCCTACCGGATAAATTTATATTTGCTTGTGAGTATTCGAAAAATGTATATAGTAAACTAAATGTACCTTCTACAGTATGGGAATATCCAATTGAATATAAAAAACGTCCAAATAGAGAAGAAGCACTTACTAAACTTGGATTAGACCCATCTAAAAAACATGTATTAAATATCGGTTTATTTACACCCGGAAAAAATCAGGCTGCTATATTCGACATAGCAAATTCTTTTAGTGATACACAATTTCATTTCGTGGGAAATCAGGCCGGCAATTTTGAACATTACTGGAAGCCTTTAATGGAACATAAACCTGATAACTGTATCATATGGGGTGAAAGAAGTGATACTGATGCATTTCTTTTAGCATGTGACGTATTTTATTTTCCATCTTTATTGGAACTTAATCCTTTAGTCATAAAAGAAGCTCTAGGTGCACAGATTCCAATTATGATGAGAAATTTAGATGTCTATCTAAATAAGTACGATAATGAGAAAATGATTCATTTCATAGAAGGGAATGATGAACAATTATTATCGAAACTCTTAGCAATAAAAGAAAAACGTACAAAAATAGTACATATATTATCAGATATCTCATCTGAAATAGAACAGAAATCTATCGCATCGGTTTCTACTTTAGCAGATAAAAATATAGAGTATACCATACACTTAAATCCTGTTACTACATCATTCAATTTGGAAAAAGAACCGATGTGGATAACTGATTCATTAAATCCTGGTCATTATGGGTGCTTTGAAGCATTCAGAAAAGCTATTGTAGAAGATTTTACAAATGATTATGACTATTTAATCGTATGTGAAAGAGACTGTATATTAGAAAAAGATTCAACAGAATTGAAAACTCTACTGTCAAAAACTTACGATGCAATGAGTAAACATGACGTTCATTTTTTCTCATTTGGGGATAAAGTAGATTTATCAGAATGCTATTTACAGTCTAATGTAATAGAAAATATTGAAGACTTTGCATATGTCACAGACAAGATAATTGGATTGCAATTTGTCATATTCGATAAACAAGGAGTAGATTTTTTAAAAGAAGCATTTATACATGAAAAATGGCAAGCTATGGATTTATGGTTCGGTGTAATCTTTGAAAAATACGGTAAAAAACAAGGTATTCTGAATGAACGTGTAACGACTCAGATGAACGGATACTCATTAATCGATAAATCAGAAAAAATATTTAAAGCGAATGATAGAAATGTTTAATGATCTAGTAAAGAACACAAACAATTTCATTGAAAAAATGCCAGAGATCATTATCTCATATGATAATGGAGCAAGAGTAGATATAATAGGCGTATCAGATAAAATCTATACTGTAGAATTTTACGAAAATGAAGAATTGATTGAAGAATTGATATACAGCGCTGATATAGGAGTGGGTTGTTATGCCTCACCATATAAGAAATATTTTGTCAATTGGAGAATAAAAGTGCTAGATGGTGACAGAATAATCGTAGACGATATATTATCTATTGAAGGAAAAAAAGTTTTTGTTGCAATAGACAGTAGATCGTTAGGTGATACATTAGCATGGATGCCACAAATCATAAAATTTGGAGAGGTTAATCAATGCGATCTTATAGTAAGCACATTTCATAATAAGCTTTTCGATTATCAGAACGTTAAGTTCATTGAACCTGGAGAAGAAATAGGAGAACACTATGCATCGTATACACTGGGGTATTTCATGGATGAAAATAACAGAATGTATACTCCAATTGATCCACGAGGTAGATCATTAACCGAAGCTGCTGCAGATATACTGGGCATAAGTGATACTTATGAAGAACTATTACCCGTGATGAATCTAGATTCAGTGACTATGAGACCTCTTAAAGAAAAGTATGTATGCATAGCCACTATGTCAACAGCAGGAGCTAAATTATGGCATAGAGAGAATGGATGGCAAGATATAATTGACTATCTTAACTTATTAGGATATAAAGTGGCTATTATTCAGAAAGAAAAACATAACTTTAATAACGTTATTGATTGGTCAGGAGATTTTAGTCTAGAAAAAAGAATTTCACAGTTATATGATGCTGAGTTTTTCATAGGATTAGGTTCAGGATTAAGTTGGTTAGCATGGGCATTAAGGAAAGATGTCATTTTAATTTCAGGGTTCAGTAATCCAATTGCTGAATTTCAAACTAAATGTCATCGTATCATAAATAAAAATGTATGTAATAGTTGCTGGAATAATAAATCTTATCTGTTTGACAAGGGAGACTGGAATTGGTGTCCAGTACATAAAGATACTATACGACAATTTGAATGTACACATCAAATAAGCACGATATCAGTAATAGAAAAAATAAATAAGATAATCAATGAAGCATAAAGATGAAATTACCACTAACGGGAGAGCAGTATTTTATGCGGTTTTATGGCCAGATTTTAGATCAGCTGCATTAGAACTTGGTTGGGCTTTAGCATTACATGGAAGCATGTCATCTGATATGGATATTATGGGAATGCCATGGACAGAAGATGCTAGGCCGGTAGAAGAATTAGTAGAAAAGATATCGGATTGTATAGGACATACTGTATGGAAAGATTATCATCTAGAGCCTCATTACGGTAAGCCTCATGGTAGAATAGTATACACATTCGCAATCTCTGGAGATTGGTATTTAGATTTAAGTATAATAGATACACGAATAACAAAAGGCAAGGATTAATCCTTGCCTTTTGTGTTAAGCTTGTTTTTCATTCTTAGTTTTAGCTTGTATAGCAGAAACTTGTGCTTCAGCTTGTCTTCCAATCTTATTAAAAACGACATTTACATTTTTATAAGGCTGTTCACTTAAAACGTTTAGTACAAAGTTTACTTCATCTAAAGTAAGAGTAATATTTAATTCTTCCATAGTTTATATTTTTATTGCATCTTTAAATTTTTCGAGAGTTAAAAGATAATCCTCTGCGTTTTTTCTTGGATCACCGACTAAGAAATATTTAGTGAAGTTAGATTCTATTGCTTCAGGATTTGATACAGAAGTTCCAGGGGTTTTACTATCTACAGCATTAAAATATTCAGGCTGGATAATCGTATTCAATCCAGCGTCTTTCGTTTCTTTATTTAGAAATGTTTTAAGTGTAAAATTGCAAACATTATTTGCATAGTCAAGTGTGATGTTTGTTACTTCTAGATATGCATTGTCTGAAGATACACCATTCTTGAAATCAATTTTTTGTTGTAATGCCATTTTTATTTTATTTTTTGATTATAGAGTAACTCTACATAAGTTCTTATTCACCAACTGCAGAACCACTTATTCTAGTACTCATTCCAGAAAATGTAGTGCTTATCCACGATACTCCATAGTCATATGATGTAAAAGCAGCTCCTGCTGTAGTTCTAGTAGAAATAGACATGTATTTACCTGAACTAGAAACAGATAAACTACTTGGATCAGTTAAACCTAAATCGGATAGTGTAGTAAAACTAGATCCGTAATTATTACTTACCCACATTGTAAAATTATTTGTGACTAGAATATATTGTCCACTAGATGAACAAGCTATGTATGTGACACTAGAATTTGATGGAGA